TGTTGTTCTTCGCTTTTCGAGCGGGCTTTTTATTGTTTTTCTTAACGGGCATAGTAATTCGCGACACAAAGGTGAATTAGTCCTAAGCATCCAGCCTGACTAGGTCAGGCAGTACAAGCCAGGTTTTACATTGCCCCAATTGCAATGTCCTGATCAACGCCACAAAATTGCGACGGTCTTCAGAGGTTAAACCATATCGGGCCTGGATGAAATCCATGGTCTGAGGGTCCTCCCTGAAAGCGCGTTTCACAGTCATGCGGTGCTCGTACGTGACTACTTTTACTCCTGGTGACAGAGCCTGCACACGCCGTAAGTAATCATTAAGGAACGGTATGTGGTTGCATGACGTGGCCATGCCAAGTGCGACTCCTCTGGGGTCGTCAACTGCGCCCAAAATCTTCCATGGTAAGCGCGCCAACACTCGACCAATCTTTGGGCCCCAGACGGTTTGCGTTGCGGTGGGGTAGGGGAGCATTTGACAAAATTCCAGCCTCGAAACATCCGTGGATACATCATACGTGCTTTCGAAACCTAATTCCAGGCTGCGGGTTTTGAAATCTAGAGCACTCAACTCATTTCCCCGCACGTGAATCCTCAACCAGTCATCGCCATTGAACATGAACATGTTCGTACCCCATTTTGCCTCACCGAAGACATAGAGCAGGAACGCGACATTTCGCATAGCTGAACACACACTGGTTTCGGACGCACCTGAACCGAGAACATATTTGGTCGCAAACGCGTAGTTATGCCGTTGCGATATGATCTTTAAAAATTCTGTCCGGTCCATAGCAAGGCAAAAGGATTTGTTGTTGCGTCCTGCGCGCCTGTGCACAATTCGACAAAATGACCAACATTGAGCGTTACGATGCGCCTCAAACTTCTCTTGATCACCCCACGAAAACACAACAGTTTCCCCAACGGCCACGGAAGCTATGGCTGCGTCGAACCATACTCCCATTGTGTCGGCCGTAGCCTCTGCTCCATTCACCCACACTACCGGATTACCAACCCTCGGAGCATAAAATTCCCTCATCTGGCGCGCCATGTACTTGTGATACGGTCCAGTGGTCACCTGACGGCGGTCACTATACGCACAAATCATACGCGGATTGGCCTCGGCGATGCCAGAACTGTCCAAATGAACGGATTTCTCCTGTTTGATAAACCCAGAGCAATTACAATCACCACTCCTCAACTTTGTTTCCCGCAGGCTCTCGTACGCCGCAATGTATCGTTCCCTCACCTTCTCTGGGAATCGATTAACCCAAGCATTAAATGTCTTCTGAGTGAGGAAGAACTCATCAAAGTTAATCCCCTGCAACATCGGACTAGTATCCAACAGTTCAGTAAGCCCCGCCCACGCATCCACTTCTGGAGGTGGTTCTGGAGTTTCCTTGCCTAAACGAGCTTGGAATGCCCTAATCATGTCCTCATCCTGAGCACTACAACAACTGGGTTCACTGCCTAAACACATGAGAGAAAGATTCAACCCAGCAATTGGTGGTTTGATTCGATCCGACACCGCGTTTGGAAACACAAAGGCAGTCGCCGACTGAGCTGGTGCTTCACCCTTGTGAACAGCAACAGGCAGAAAAACAGTTTCCTTGGGCACGGTAACGACTTGCGTGACCATCGGAGACATACTTTGCTTGTACAACGAGTGATACGTCAGAGGGTCAGTAGCGACAGAACTGCCGCCCACCTTACTCAAATGGAATGTGTATCCTCTTGCACGTAGGAATTCAACGTCCTCCGGCACCATGTTTTTCCACACAGCTTCATCGACAACCATCCTGTGGTGGTCGCGACCAAGGTGCTCCTCGCCATCAACTGACGCAGGCAACACCGGGTCGGGCGCCCTCACTGGCACCACTTCCTCTTCTGTTCGAATAGAGGCCAATTCGTCCCGTGTCTCCACACTAGGACCGGCTAAACTTGGGGCCGGGGGGGGAAGCGGTAGTTCCCCCTCTTGCACGTGGCTCTCCTGCGTGCTGTCAGGTTCCGGTTGGGGTCCCGGGAGTTCGTCTTCGAACTCGGAAGATTTCTCTTCTACCGCGGAATCAGCTGCCTCAATCTCTTGGATTTTTAACTGACTCCGAACACCGTTCAAGGAAAAATGGTTTGGATAAAAGGTGAAAGAGGAGGGTGGCTGCACAGCCGCGTCATCAAGCGGTGGCTTCACGTCACGAAAGGTTAACGGTTCCAAACCCGGTTTTGGCATCTTCGTCTTCAATGCCAAGATGTGGGCTGATCTGGACTCATGATCATCAGTGCTACACATAGCAAATGGATGCATCAAGCGGTCCCAAATTCTCACTGGTTTCAACGGTTTACCTTCTCTAACGTCCCTGTTGAGGTTAATCAAATCGGCATTTTTACTAATGAACAAAGCGTGCCTCGCCGTTTCCTCAGCCAAATTCATACACATTGCAGCCACTACTGCAATTGAAATGGCCCTCGGCATCAACGACGGGGGGTAGTTACCCTGGGTCAACGCGTACCTCGCCCTCTGCGACAAAGTACCGGTCAGCATGGCGTCCCGTGTCACATTCACACACAAGGAGGCGAGCATGCCCAACAAATCAACTGGCAACGCCACAACCTGGTTGTGGCCGACCAACACCTTGGCCGTACCATAAAGGAACGAAATCCCATCGACGCGTGTAACATGAGCAACACTAACATCGCTGTGATCCGGACCAATTCGCCTGTCCACATTAAAAGAGGTCAATCCTAGACTAATCCTTTCAATCCAATCGTGTGGCGCGTCTCCGACAAACATGGGATCCAACAATCCACGCACGGCCGGTGGCGCGTAGGCAGCCTCCACTGCCCAAAACTTATACAAATAAGTACCAAAACGACATTCCAATTTTTCCCACACCAATGTGCGTGATGTTCTTGGATCAACAAAATAACCCTCCTTAAGCCAACCATTGGGTGGGTGAACGTACTCGTAGTTGTTGCCATGCGCCTTGGCATGAATCAAACCATCAGGCCCCATGTGGTAGCACATCTCGCTGCCAAATATGGTCCCGGACGCCTCCCAAGCGTGATGCAAGGTTGCGTAAGCTACTTTCCCATTCACCAGTCTCTCCAGCAACTGCTCAGGTCTGACGTAATACAAGGAATGCTGAAAAATCAACACGTCTGCACTAAGAAATGCCTTACAATTACACTGGGTAAACTTGTGGTTGCACTTGTTGGTTCGAATGGCGCTGTTGCGGACGGTGTCTCCCGGCTCCACAAGGGGAACCAGGTGATGCACTCCGGACAACGAAGCGTAAGCACCACTAACTCTGAACATGGTTTCAATGCGCTGAATGTTGGAGCCAACATCTACCACAGAAAGTAAACACTTTCCGTCGCGAGCCATAACCTTTAGGTGCTCGCAGATGTCTAACTCCGCCAAACAACGCCCCAAACCAATCATAGGGTGATTTGGATCAACCTTTGATCCACTGGCCCATGCTGCGAAGAAACCTTCCTCGGCAATAGCCTTACGCTGCGTCTCATTCGGTTTGAACCAAACCATTAGAGGAATTTTGTCGTTCAAAACAGGATACTCACGCTGAATGATTGCGACGGTGGGTCTGGCACTTCCGGCTCTATGAAGGGGGTGTTCCGCATCTGACTTAAGGATGGAAGACACGTCCGTTCGTAGGGAAGCTCGGAAAGCAGTAACAGCAGCCGTATCACCACGGACATCCGCCATGGCCTCGTGGTAATATAAATGCGGTTCTTCAGGTTCACTGGACATTCTATTTCGCTAGAATGATTAGATGCGGAAAGCTGAGGCACAGTAAAAC